CCCACATCTGCTTGTCGAACGCTTCGGCGGCAGCCTGCACCTGACGGTCGTAGCTAATCGAGGTCGTGGCGTCGTCGATCAGCTTGGAAGTCCGAAGGGTAGTGCTCATTGGCGCATCGACGATGTGGCGCAGGATGCCGCGTGGCTGTAATCACGCTTGGCAGCAGCCTGCGCCGTTTCGCCGTGTGGTATTGATAGAATCATGCGTCCTCGAGGGCGACGAAGTTAACAATCGGCCCGACAGCCGCATCGTGAACCGCCAGCTGGTTGTAAGCCATCACCTGAAACTCCGGCAACGGCGAATGGACTACGATCCGTTTGGCTCCGGCTTCCAAGCAGCGTTTGGCCAGTTCGTCGCAGTTGAGATCCCGCGAAACGTAGCTCCGCTGCCAAAGGATCCAGTCATTCACGGCCTGTAGCACGTTCGCTTGGATGGTGTCGAGTAAGACTTCGTTGTTGCGCTCCACCCAATAGTCCACGTTCAGCCTGTAGGTAAACGGCGTCGGCGCGAATACCGAGACAAAATCGGTGAGCGGTCGGCGCGTGTCCGCGCTGCATACCGCTTTCACGAGATCCAGAATCGGCTGCGTCGGTAGCTGCCCGCCCGAGAGCAGCGGGAAAATCCAGACTTCGCCCGCAATATCCGGCGCGGAATAGACCACCGCTTGGATGATATCGGGATGCGCCGAGAGCGTCCAAAACTCGTAGGCATCGTGCGGCCCGCAGGTGCTGAAAGACTCGATGGCCAGCCAGACGCGGTAGCGATATTGCTCGTCGTTTTCTTGGTCGGATCCGCCAGCCGTTACGACCGTGTTCGTGACCGTCAGCGAATAGGGCTGGTTCCAGTTGATTATGCCGTTGACTTGCCCGATCCCGAAGCCGTTGCCGATCACGCCCGCGACTGTGCATTGCGCCGGAACATCGACCGTCAGGTTGCCGGAGTTAATCACGCCGTCGGTTAAAGTCTCGAAAACCACGGCATTCGGTGCCTGACACAACGTTCCACGTGGAATAGTCGCGCTGAACGCGAGCGCGGCTGCGAGCGTGAACCGGAGCGTGGTCAGCGCGTGTGCTTCTTGCAGTCTTTCGGTGCGATGGCCGTAGAGCGCCGCCAAGTTGTCGAGGTAGTCTCCCTTCGCGTATTTGAGAAGGTTCTGCTTGCCGGTGAAGTCGATGATTGTGCGCTGGTGTGACAGCCACGCGCAGACCACCAGCAGGAATAGGCGAACTGGATCTCCCGGCGCGAGCGTCTTGGCGATGCCGGTCAGCCGCAGGAACGCCGCCTGATAGTCCAGAATGACTTCGTTTACGATCACCACCGGATCTTTCACCGCGAAGTCTATTCCCGGCACCCACTGTAGGCCGTATTGTGGCGCACTCGGATCGCTGCTGCCGCTCGGCAAGACTACGATGGTGCCGTTACCGCCCTGCGGTGGATCGATTGGGAGTGCTTTTGGTTTCATGACGATTGGAGTTTGTAGGTGATGCCGTCCACGATAGCCGGAATGCCCGGCCAGATAGCGTAGCAAATGATGTGCTCGTCGGTGCCGCCGTCGTTCGGGTCGGGCGATAGTCCGACACGCTCAGCGGCGATCATCGCGGCCTCGCCGATCTTGTCGTCGGGCCCGGTCTCACCGCAAATCGCTGGCGTAGAAAGTCCGTTTCGGAGATTGATGATCGCGCCTTGGCAGCCGAGCACGGACGGATCCACGCCTTCGATGATCATCGGCGGGACTACGATATACGGCACGCGCTCCGGATCGAGATATTTGCCGCCGTTGTAGTAAGCGGTCTGCGCCTGCCAGCACGGATCGTCGTAGTCGTTTCTCGGCAAGCCGTCGCAGCAGACCGCCATTTTCGCCACCCATTCCACGCGCAGGACGCCGAACTTTTCGACGGCATAAATCGGGCAGTTTTCGAGTGTCCCGATTTGCTGGCGTGAGACTTGGGCGAGCATGGTTATTTGAGGATGATCTTGACGCTGTTCGGCGGATCTACGGTGATGGTGACGACCGGAATAGCTACGTCAGTCGGCGGCGGCGCGGTAGTCTCCGGTGGCAGACCGGCCTGCGGCACTCCGGCAATAGCATCGCAGATCGCGCGGCAGATCGCGTCGAATTTCGTCTTGTAAATATCGGCGTCGGCTTTGGAATCGACGAAGCAAGTCTCGATCAGGATAGCTGGCTCGTCGGTGCCATTCAGGAACGCGAGGTCGGTGCGCTTTTTCGCGCCTCGGTTTTTGAGTCCCGAAGCCCCGCAAATTTTGTCGGCTACCTTTTTCGCCAACGACTCCTGCGTGACGTGCAAACACTCGCAGCCCATCGGGCCCGACGTGGTTTCGTAGGCGTTAAAGTGAACCGACACGTCGAGATCGCGCTTCTCGCCGTTGTGAAAGTCCACGATCCGATCAAGGTTCTGGCTCTGGCTGGTGCTCGTATCGTCGTGAAAGACTTCAACGCCGACTCCCGCTCCGGCCAAAATTTCGGCGACCCTGTTAACGACTTTTCGCGCTTCGTTTACTTCGTCGAGATAGCCTTCCGCGCCGCGCACTAGCTTCCCGTGTCCGCTGCTAATTACGATGTTCATGGTGTTCTCCTTGGTTGTAGTTCTTTGATCTCCTTTTCGATATCTCTGAAATGCTGCTCGACGCGCTCGTGTTCTTTAGCGTGCGCTGCTTTCCATTGGTCGCTCTCCTTATCGTGCGCCTGCTTCCAATGCTCGAACGAGAGCGAACCGATGCTATCCATCCTGTCGATGTGCGGTTTGTGGACTTCCTTCCACTCTTTTTTCCACTCGTCCATGTCTTTCCCGACGGCGACCACCTTCTGCCGCGCACCGCCGAGCAGGAATGCCGCGACGAGTGCGCCGACCATACCGGAAAGGACTTGCTTCCCGATCCCGATCCACATTGAGTTTTTGTCGTTGTTCATGGTAGCTCGACCGCCGAAAAGTAATTGCCTGCCACTGATACGCCTTGCCCCGCAGCGCCAGCTTGCATCCCCAAGTCGAACCAATACTGCGTCCCGACGGTGAGACCTGTCGCCAGCCATGTTAGTGTAACCGACTGCGCTTGGTTAACTGCCCACACGCCAGATCGAACGAAGGTCGAACCGAGTATGGATGAGACCGGCGGGATCGCTTGGTTGGCGGGTGGCGTTCCTGTGCCGTAGCGTATGCCTACGATGATTTGCGCGTTCGCCGTGTCGGATATTAGTCCGAACGAGAGGATGACTAACACCTTGCCACTGGCAGTAGGCGTAATCAGGAACGGCCCATAGGTCGCTGTTCCGAGTCCGAGCATCCTGCCAGTCGTTCCAACAACTTCGGGCGGATTCAGCGAACTAACTACCTGCGCCGACGCGAGCGGCTTCCACTCGGTGTCGTTATCGGTCGCGCTTTTCTTGCGCAGGATAGCTCCGAGCGCGCCGCCTGCCGGAACGCCCAAGCCAGCCGCTCCGGTTGCGCCTGTGTCTCCTTTTGCTCCTTGCGGGCCTTGCGGCCCCGTATTGCCTTGCGGCCCTTGACTTCCGGTAGCTCCGGTCGGGCCTTGGATCCCCTGCGCGCCTTTGATGTTACAGCGCAACGTCCACGTCGAAGCTGCCGTCTTTTCGTAAACGTCGCCGGTAGAGGTATTCAAATACCAGTCGCCAATCGCGCCCGTTCCCGTCGGTGGGACTCCCGCGCCACTCCACCAGACTTCGGCTAGTCCTGTTGCGCCTTGCGGCCCCTGAGATCCGGTTGCGCCCTGTGGCCCCTGTGGCCCCTGTGCTCCGGTGTTACCTTGTGGCCCTCGGATATTCCCGCGCAGAGTCCAGACACCGCTGCTGGTCTGTTCGTAAACATCGCCGTTCGCAACGTTAAGATACCAATCGCCGACCGACGATCCCGGTGCTTGTGTTCCGCCCGGAGCACCCGAACCGCTGAACCACTTTTCGCCCGCTGTGCCTTGCGCGCCGGGGTCGCCTTTTGCGCCCTGTAAGCCGGTATCGCCCTGCGGCCCTCTGATGTTACCTTTCGGTGTCCACGCCATAGGTCACTCCTTCTCGTCGCCGCTACCACCGCCGCCCATTTTCAATTCCCAGCCCTTCGCGCTACCGCTCCACTGATAAACGTCGCCGTTTGTTGTGTTGAGATACATATCGCCAGCTTGAATGCCCGGCGCGAGGTCTGACGGTAGTCCCGCGCCTGTTAGCCACACGCTGCCGCGCGTTCCGGCTGGCCCAGTGGCGCCGGTCGGCCCCTGAGGGCCTTGTGATCCCGTTGGCCCTTGCGGGCCAGCTGGCCCCTGCGCTCCCTGCGGGCCGGTTGCACCAACGTTACCCTGCGGCCCTGTCGGGCCTGTTGGCCCCTTGATATTACCTTTAGGTGTCCACGCCATTGAAAATCATCCTCCAAGTTGTGCCGTCGAATTGAAAAATCGCTGCCGTCGTCGTGTTGAGATACATGTCTTGCGCTTTTGCGCCTACCGCGCCGATGGTCGGATCCGTAGTGCCGGTGAACCATAGACTACCTCTCGACCCTGCCGCGCCGGTTGGGCCAGTCGGCCCCGGCGGCCCTGTCGGCCCCGGTGGGCCTTCGACATAAACGACGTCGCCACCATCGGTGCCGTCACCACCATCGGACGGTGTAGGCGGTGGTGTTGTTAGTGACGGCGGTAGCGATTGAGTCACTTTCGTCGGCGTGCCGAAGATATTGTTTCGGTCGTAAGGAATCTCGGTGCCGAAGATAACGTTCCGGATCTTGAGTTGGATATTGCAGCGCAGGTGGCCGCTTATCACGTCGGACTCGAAACTGACGTTCTGGATCTCGCAGCGTGGTTCCCAAAAATAAAGCGCGTCGATGATCGCTACGGTAGCCTCTGCCGCGCGGTCGATAGGCAGATCGACGATGTTCTGATCCACGCCGAGCAGCCGTTCTAAGGCTGCGCTGTAGAGCGGAGTTGCCAGAATGGTTTTGACGTTCTGGAAAATCTCTTTGTAAGCGATAGCACCGAAGTCTATCCACTCGAAACTCAGCATGGAAAGCGGCGTGCCGTCGGCGTCAAAAAACTTAATGCGCCAGTTCGCGCCGAGATCGCCGAACGAATTCCGGTGCTCGCCGTAGCCGGGAAAAACATCCTGCGTCGGCACCGGCGACCGCGGCGGCGGTTGTGTGATCGAAGGCGGTAGATGCCCGATGATCGGTGGCAGGTGTCCGATGATCGGTGGCAGATCGCTCGACGGCATTTTAGAGTCCCCCCGATCCGATAAAGCTGCCGCCGAATCCCGGCATCCCGAGCATCGAGAATAGTCCCTCGGTGAACGGTATGTATTCCTTGAACGTGATGCTCATTTCGACAGCTAACAGCTTGCCCTTTTTGAGCCAGTGTTTGTGAGTCTCCTGCATTTCGGTTATGACGAACAACGATAGTCCCGGCCCCATGGGCTTCGTCCCGATAACCAGCGGAGCAGCCAGCGCATTTTCGTGAAACAAATGCCATTGCGCCAAGAGCGGTAGCGGATCTCCGCACCAGCTGGCATCGAGATTCACTTTCATCGTGATCTCGACCAGATCGTTGCCTGCCCATTCGAGAAGCGGCTTGCGCAGGTGAACCATGTGCGACGTGAACCGACCGGAGTATTTGCGCTCGACTTCGTGGAACGTCATAATTCGCCCCTGTAGCCGTCCGAACGCGATTGCGCCGTAGATACCCTCAGTTGCCATGTGGTCGCGCCTCCACCGCTGCTAGTCTCGATTCCACCGCTGCGAGCAACACTTCGAGCTTAGCGACTCGCGCTTCGAGTTCGGCTTCGCGCCCGCCAGCGTGCGGCCCGACCGTATCGGTGTGATGCCCGACGGTCACGTGCTGGCCGGTGTGGTCAATCTTGCCGGTAATGACAACGTGGCCGGTTAAATTGATGGTGTCGGCTTCGAGATTGATCGTTTTCTGCTTGATGTTTACCGCGCCGGACGGACTCTCGACGTTGACGTTGCCCGTAGCAGACTTCACCAGCATATCGCCGTCGCTGGTCATACTCATTTTGCCGCCGTCGGTAGTCTTGATCTCGATGTCTTTTTTGACCGTGGTCTTAATACCGCCCTTGAAGTCCTGCGTCAGAAAAACGTCCGATGCCGCTTTGCCGTTACCGTCCGTGTTCGCGTCGTATTGCTGCGTGTGGCCGCCTTCCCACTCGGTGTAGTCGAGCAGCGGATCCGTAACAGGCGGCGGACGTTTCGACGTGTAGAACGAGCCGAGAATGGCGTAGTTGCTCGTGCCATTCGGCAGCTTGATCATAAGCACGTTGTCGTCCGAGCGCGGCATCGTGAAACTCTTTTTCGCCTGTGACGCGATCTGTAAGACCGGAATCGGCTTCGTGATTAACGGATTGTCCTCGTGATCCACGCGGTCGGGCATGATCACTTGGCAGTTCGCGCCCTTCTCGTCCACGACGACCTTGGAGACTCTACCGACGACCGCCGTGACGCCGAAGCGGTTGTCCCACCCTTTGGTGTAGTCGGTGTCGCTCAGGAGGTTCTTTTCCATATCAGTAGCCAGTGAGACATTTTCGAATACTCAGTTCGGTTTTATACTCCGGCCCGACCGAGTGATGCGCGGACTCGATAAACCACTTCGCGTCGAACTGGCCGCACCCGCTCAGCATGAACGTCTGACCGGCAGCGATGAGCGGATTCCCGATCGACAATTCGACCTTGGCTTGGTCTTTCTTTTTGTTCTTATCGCGGCAAACCGACTTGGCCTTGAGCGTCGAGCCTTCGCTACCCTTAGCGGATCCGAAATCGGTGGGTGCCAACTCTCGGGTGCTGCCACCGCCGTTGCCACCCTCGCCCGTGTCGCCACCTTCACCTTCGTCATTGTCTGGATCTTCGTTAATCCGTTCGTCGGTCTTGTCCTCAATGTCCTCTTCTGACGCCGAGTGCTCGCCTTTGACGACTTCGCCGGTCTCTGGATCCGTATGCGCCACCTTCGCTTTCTTGGTCGTATCGGTGACTTTGGTGGAGAAATGTCCGCCGGTCATGCGGTAGGTCTGCCCGCCCATCTGTGGCGCGGCGTTACCGTAAAGCAGCGTGAACGCTGGCGCGGCTTCCTCGAGTTTTTGCTCGTCGAAAACGACGATCTTATTCCGGTGCACCTTGATCGCCAGCTTCGCGTCATTGGCGCGTTTCATCAGAAAGCCGAGACTGCTCTCATCGTGCATCTCGGTTCGTTTGTAGCGCGGATTGGTGTCAGCCTGCCAGTCGAGCTCCATATCGTTCTCGCCCGCGATCTGCTGCGCTATGTCTTGCAAGCT